GCCGCGCTGTCGGCAACGCTCTGGGCGCGGCCCTTGTGACCGGCTCGGGGTCCTCGCAGCCGGCTGGCGTGGCGACGCAGGCCACCGCGGGGAAGACGGGTGCGGCCACCACGCCGACCACCGACGACCTGATCGACCTGATGTATTCGGTGATCTCGCCCTACCGCGCCAGCTCGTCGTGTCACTGGATGTTCCGCGACGCGACGGCCGCCCATCTGCGCAAGCTGAAGGACGCCAACGGTCAGTACCTGTGGCAGCCGTCGCTCGTCCTCGGTCAGCCGGACATGCTGCTCGGCAAGCCGGTAGCGACCGATCCGAACGTCGCGGCGGCCGGTAACTCGGCGAAGGCGGTCCTGTTTGGCGATTTCGCGGCCTACTGGGTGCGCCTCGCCGGTGGCTTGAGGTTCGAGCGCAGCGACGACTTCGCCTTCTCGTCTGATCTCGTGACGTTCAAGGTCGTGGCCCGTGCTGACGGCATGACGGTCGATCAGACCGGCGCGATCAAGGCGTTCGTCGGGGTGTCGGCCTGATGGCCGTGGTGAGTGGTGGGGGTGGCGCTGGTGTCGCCCCCACCCTCCCCGCGGGCGACGGTCCGGTAGGCGTTCGCCTGCTCGTGACGCTCAGCGGTACGCGCGACGGGGCCGAGTGGCCGTCGGCGGGTTCGGTCGTGGTCATCCCCGGCCCCGAGGCGCGCGACATGGTTGCGTCCGGCCTTGCGGTGGTGGTCGATGGTTGGCGGGAGTCCGCTACGGCGCAGCCGAGCGAGACGGCGGCGGCGCCCCCGGCGCGTAAGCGTGCGGCGAAGCGCGCCGAGGTTGCGGTTGAGGGCGACGACTGATGTCGTATGCGACGGTCGCTGAGTGCAGGGCATGGATCGGTCGGCCCGGCACGACGCCGACTCCAGACGATGTGCTGGCGGCCGTGCTGGCCTCGGCGTGCGAGGACATCGACGCACACTGCGGCCGGTCCTTCGCGGTCGCGGCGGTCGACGCTGAGGTGACGAGTCGCGTGTATGTCGCCGACTCGCAGCGTGTCCTGATCGATGACGTGTGCGTGATCGACGACGTGGAGGAGTCCGAGGACGGTGTGGCGTGGACGCCTGTCGACGTCACCTGGCATGCCGAGCCGTGGAACGCGACTCCGGTGACGACGATCGTCGGCGACGGCGAATTCGGTGCGCACGTGCGGGTCACGTCGAGCGCGTGGGGGTGGCCGTCCGTGCCGGCTCGCGTGCACATGGCGACGCTCATGCACACGGCGCGTCTGCACGCGCGTCGCAACTCGCCGAGCGGCGTCGAGGGTATCGACGATTTCGGGGCGGTCCGCGTGTCTGGTCGTCTCGATGGTGACGTGGCTCGGATGCTGGAGCCCTTGCGGCGCGCCGACCGAGTGTTGGGCGTCGCATGAGCCGCATGCGTGATGCCCTGACGGATCTGGCTGGCACGTTGCGTCGAGGGATGCCGGCGACGGTGACGGTCGCTCCGGCTGGGGCGTTGGCGGCCCCTGAGCCGCCTGCGGTGTTCTTCGGTGAGCGGACGCTGGAGCCGGTGGTGCAGGGCTACGGGGCGACGGTGCGCGTCGAGGTGCGCGTGGTCACGGAGCGGACGGAGGACGGCCTCGATCTGCTCGACGACCTGGTGCACGGGCCGTGCGGGGTGTGCCAGGTACTGGACGACGTGGGGACGCTCGACGGTGGTGACGGTGTGATGTGGGAGCGGGTCGATGAGTACGGGACGGTTGAACTCGGCGGGCAGACCCTGATTGGCGCTCGCGTGTGGGTCCGGCTCGAGCTGTGACGACACCCGTCGAGCTGGCCGCGAAGTTTCAGCGTCTCGGCGCCGAGATCGGGGCGGCGCAGAAAGCTGGTGAGGCCGCCGCGGCGAAGCAGATCCAGGCGGAGGCGGTTGCCGCGATCGCCAAGGACACGGGCGGCGACATGCGCCTGTCCGGGATGAAGCGCGGTGTGATCGGCGTGCGGACGAAGGGGTTGCCCATGGGGGCGCTCGTGAAGCCGGTCGGTCCGCTGGTGATTTTGGAAGTCGACAAGCAGCCCCACATCGTCACCCCGAAGGGAGCGAAGTCCGCCACGTATCGGCAGACGACGAAGACGGGGCGTACGCGCAAGGGCGCGAATTCTCGTGCGGCACGCCAGGCGTCGGTCCTGTTCGGGCTTGGGCTCGGCGGGCGCGCCGCGATCAGGACCCCATTGGGGCTCCGACGTTGGGCGCGCATCCCGCGCACCCGCGGTCACCACACCTGGGAGCGGATGGCGAAGGTCGCCGTCCCGCAGGTTCCACAGATCGTCGCCCGCGAGCAGACGCGGGCACTCGGGCGGGTGTTCCGCCCCTGACCACCAGTCCTCGGCGGTCAGAGCGGCCGCTCCTGGATGCCCCCCAAGGAGGGACACATGGCTGCAAGAATTGCGGGCCGCCACGCGCGGCTCAAGCTCGGCACGAACGATGTCGCCACACCGGCCGTCATCGCCGGTGTGAAGTCGTGGGGCTGGGACGCTACGGCTGACCAGATCGACGCGACGGCACAGGGAGACGCCACGAAGGTGTACGTGCTGGGTCTTCCGGGCGCGACGGGTGACTTCGAGCTCTACCTGGAGGAGGGTCAGGCGGCCCTCACGCTGATCATGGCGGCCGCCACCGACGGCTTGCCGCGCACGATCGAACTGATCCCGAACATCCATGAGCCGACCCTCGGGTATGAGGGGACGGTCACCATTTCGGGGGCGCTGAAAACTGACGTCGGCGGCGTTGTCACCGTGTCGGGCAAGTGGCAGGCCGCGACCCCGCTGACGGCGCTGTGACGGCCGAGGTGGGGGCCAAGGTCGAGGCTGCCGGCGGTGAGGGTGCAACGCCCGATCCGCCGGCAGCCAAGACGATGGCGATCACGGTGCCGGGCGGGCGCGTGGTGTCCTTGGAGCACGACCTCGAGTTCGGCGTCGTGGCGGACATCGCTCAGCGGCACGCGGTGTCGTGGGGGCTGCTCCTGGCGGCGCCGATGCACCGTGAGGTGCCTCCGCAGGCGCTCGGTGACTTGTATCTGGCGTGTTGTGATGAGGCGGGCGTGGTTCAGCCGGCAAAGATCACGCCGCGGATGGTTTTCGAGGCGTTGACCGCGATCCCGGACGACCTGCCTGCGTGGTACGAGGGCGGCGACCCAAAAGCGGGGTGCCTGGCATCCCGCGAGACGGCGCCCCAGGCGACGACCTGATCGTCTGGGCGGCCCACCGGCTCGGTTGGCCGCCCGATGTGACCCGGCGTCAGCGTCCGCGCGATCTGCGGATGCTGCTCGACGCGTACGCGTGAGAGGGGGCTGAGTGGCTTCGTTCAACGATGTCGTGTCGATCTTGATCACGGCGAACGGCGCGCAGGCGATCGGCGAGATGGAGCGGCTGGGCGTCGCGTCGCGGGGGTCGATGGGCGCGGCCGAGGCAGGCGCGGGTCGTGCTGGGTCGTCGATGATTGCGTTCGGAGCGAAGGCGGCGACGGGGGGTGCGCTGGCGCTGGCCGGGATCCATGTCGCGTCGTCGGCGGCGTCCGATATGGGCGAGGCGATCAACGCTGCGAACGTCGCGATGGGCTCCCAGGGTGCCGCGGCGTTGGAGCGTTACGCCGCGACCGCGTCGAAGACGGCGGGGATCGGGAAAACGGCGGCGCTCCAGGCGGGCGCCATGTTCGGCGCGCTCGGCAAGGAGGCTGGGATCGGCGCGGAGGCGCTCGGGGGGTTCTCGACGCAGCTCGTCCAGCTGGCCGGCGACTTCGCGTCGCTGAAAAACACGTCGACCGACCAGGCGCTGGAGGCGATCCAGTCGGGGCTCGTGGGGGAGGCGAAGCCTCTCCGCCAGTACGGGGTTTTCCTGACCGAGGCCGCGACGCGGTCCGAGGCCTTGCGGGTCGGCATCACGAGCACGAACCGCGAGCTCACGGAGCAGGAGAAGATCCTCGCGCGGGCGAGCCTGATCACCACGTCGCAGGCGGGGCGCGACGCGTCCGGGGACTTCGCTCGGACGATCGGTACGTCTCAAGCGAACCAGGAGCGCGCGGCCGTTGCCGAGATGCAGAACGCGCTGGCGACGCTCGGGCAGTCTGCGACGCCGATCTTCACGCAGTTGGCGAGCGGGGTGGCGTCGGTGACCGACGCGTTCGAGTCGCTGCCAGGGCCGCTCCGCGACAACATCGGGGCGATCGTCACTTGGGCTGCGATCGGGTCGACAGTGGTCGGGACGGTGAGCACGATCGGCGGCGCCGCCCTCAAAGCCGGTCAGGCGCTCAGCGGCATGAGGGCGGCTACCTCGGCGGCGACCGGAGCTGCGAGTGGCATGGGGTCGGCTGTGTCTGGGGTCGTGGGTCCGTTGGCGGCCGCCGGCGCCGCGGTTGCGGCGTGGACGTGGACCGTTTCGGAGTTGCGCGACCAGAGCGACGAGGCGTTCAGCGCGATCGTCAGCGACGTCGAGGGTCTTAGCGAGGCGGTGAAGGGCGTCGATACGGGCGCCCTCGCCGAGGAGATGAATCGCGCTGCGCAGGTGCTCGGCGGGAAGATCGATATCGGTCCGACGAACGCGTTCGAGAAGATCGGGTGGGCGGCGCAGGACCTCCTCGGGTTCGGCACGCAGGACGATGAGGCGGCGAACAAAGCCGAGGCGACCGCCCGTCAGATGGACACACTGCGGGCGTCGTTCAAGGGGCTGAGCGAGGAGGAGAAGCAGACCGCCGGCCGGCAGCTGGCTACCTACCTCGAGTTGGTCGGGGTGAGCGCCGAGGAGGCGCAAGGCTACCTCGACGAGCTGGGCGTGACCCTCGGCACCGGGGCGGATGCGTGGCAGACGTACGCCGCGACGGCCGGTAAGTCGGCGGGTGATCTCGATCAGCTTGGCAAGGCTATGGCGGGTCTTGCTGACGAGGGGGGGAGTGCTGTCGCCGGGTACGGCAAGGCGCTCAGCGCTTCCTTCGACCCGTTATTCGGCCTGTTGTCCGCAAATGACCGGCTGGCGGCGGCGCAGCAGGCGCTCGCCGAGAAGACCCGCACGAGCGGCGAGGAGGTCACGACCGCCTATGGCCGCGTCGGTGACGCCAAGCAGCGCCTGAACGACATCTTGGCCGAGGACCAGGAGAAGAACTTCGGGTTGTCGGCGGAGTCGGCGCAGCAGCAACTCGCCGAGGCCGAGGCGCAGCTGCGGAACGCGAACGAACGGCTCGGGCGCAACCAGGGTGACGCGGGGGCGCTCACCGATCGCGACAAGGCGATCCAGCGCTTGGAGGCGGCGAATGCCCGCCTGCAGGAGGACAAGCGGAACGCCGGTGAGCGGTCACGTCGCATCCGCGACGCGCAGGCCGATGTGGCCGAGGCCGAGCGCGGCGTCTCGTCGGCGCAGGCGAAGGCGGGGCCTGACGCTGCGGAGATCGAGCGG